TTAGCCGGGAACGGAACCGCTGGTACGCAGCCGGGTGGCGGTGGTGGCGCAACAAGATCAGGAACATCAACCGGCGCTGGTGGTGCTGGTCAAGTCATCATCACTGTCTTCCCGGCATAAGGAGCATCACAATGACTCTCATTTTAAGTGGCGCTGATGGCCTTTCCGACGTTGATGGCTCGGCTGCAACTCCTGCCATTCGCGGCACTGACACCAACACCGGCATGTTCTTCCCCGCTGCTGATACGATTGCCTTTGCTGAAGGCGGCGTGGAGGCGATGCGTTTGGACTCGGCGGGGAATGTGGGAATTGGGACAAGTTCTGTTTTTTCTGGTGCCAGACTTGATATTGTTGGATCAGGAACACAGCGTCTTTATATTCGCGAAACTGGGTCATCTGTTTACGGAAAGATGGTAGCCAGCACGACAGTTGTTGGTATTGGCTCTGAAACAAATCATCCGCTTCTTTTCAATACTAACGATGTAGAACGCGTCCGCATTGACACCTCCGGCAACGTGGATTTTTTAGGCAGCAGCGGAAGCACAACAAACCGTCTTAGGTTCACTTATAATGCTGGCTCAGGCGAAGCCACAATTGGTCCTAACTCAACGGGCGGTAGCACGTTCCTGACACTTGGTACATCAAACGCTGGCACTTATGCCGAACGCGCCCGCATAACAGCGGCAGGCGAGATGTACATAGCTGGCACTACCGATCAGGGTGCCTATAACCTTCAATGCAACGGTACAGGTGTTTGGGGCGCTGGCGCTTATGTCAACGGCTCTGATGCGCGAATTAAAGAAGAGGTCTCCTCTTTAAGTTCTGGCCTTGATGTCGTAACCAAACTCAACCCAGTTCAGTTCCGCTATAAAAGTGACTGGTCAAAAGACACCAGTCTTCAGCCGGGATTCATCGCTCAAGAATTGAAAATTGCTCTTGCAGATCAGCCCTACGTTGATGGGGTTGTTCAGGAAGGGCCTCAATATATGAGCGTTGCCTATCAAACATTAATCCCCGTTTTGGTCAAAGCCATCCAAGAACTCAAAGCCGAAAACGACGCACTCAAAGCCCGCGTGGCTGCGCTTGAGGTTCCGAAATAATGGACCACCAGACGCTTATGAATGCCGCTTTCATGATCGCTACCGGCGTTGGCGGGTGGTTCGCTCGCGAAATGTGGGGCGCGGTCAAAGAACTCCGCGAAGATCTGCACGACATTGAGACGGATCTTCCAAAGAGCTACGTCATGAAAGTCGATCTCGACAAGCGCATGGAACACATCGAGCATATGTTCCAGCGCATCTACGACAAGCTGGACGGGAAAGCTGACAAGTGAAACCCCCCGTTAAAAAAACCACCGCTAAAAAAACCGCAGTTAAAAAAACTGTTGTTAAAAAGCCACTCGCCTCATCACCCGACCCGCAAAAACCTGCGCCATCTGGCTTCCTTGATAAGGCCATTGATGTTGTGAAGTGGGTAGACAGCCCATTCAAGTTGGCGGTCGTTATTCTTTTAGGTGCTTTTGGCTTGACCGGATACCTTGTGTATCAGAACCAAGAAAAGCTCATCAATAAGGTCATCAATCACGATACCATGCCAACCTTGGTGTCAGATGAGCGTATCGTCGGTGCGGCGCAAGCTCTTATGAGAGACCTTCGTGCTGAGACAATTATTGTTCATGAAATCAACCTATCTAGCAATGCCAGAACAACTCGCGTGGCTCTTAGCCCAGATGGCCGTCACGCTCCGCTGGAAGGCAAGAAGGGCGCATTTTTCTCAGGGTCTCCAGCCCGCAACCATGCTGCAATCTCAATGCTCAATGGCGAGGTGCTGTGTGAGACGTTTGAGCCGTCGTCAGAAGCGGGCGATTGGATCGTGTCAAGGGGCGTGACCTACGCTTGCAGGGGCTCAATTCCTCCAGAACAGGGGACGATGGTTGGCTATTTGGCCGTTGGTTTTAAAGGTCCGCCGCGTGATATAGTGGCGGTGCGAGCAAGGATTAACCAAACGACGCGCGAGCTAGCGAGGTAAATATGGACCCGCTAACAATCCTTGCCCTTGCCAAAGGTTCATACGAAGCCATCAAGACCGGCGTCAAGTTGGGCAAGGAAGTCCAGAGCCTATTTCGGGACATTTCAAACCTGATGGATTCTGCGTCTAAGCTCACGCAACTTGCAGCCTCTCCTCCCAAACCCAAACTCTTTGGCAAAGAGAGTGCGGAGAAGCTTGCCATGGATGCGTTCATGGCGAAAAAAGAAGTTGAGAAGATGTTTGCAGAGGCCAAAAACCTCTTCATTTCTGAGCAGGGATTGCAAGCGTGGGATTGGGTCATGGCCGAGACAGTCAAGATCCGTAAGGAGCAAAAGGCTGCTGCTGAGAAAGCCCAGAGGGAACACGAAGAGGCCATGCACGAATTGATGGTTTATGGTGCGGCGGGGCTTGTAATTCTTGTTCTTTTAGCTGGTATGTTCGTGACAATCTTCGTCGTATCTAAGTAGGAGGGGTAAATGGACATTCTAAAGGTAGCGGGGCCCCTTCTTGGACAACTTGCCCCTACCCTCGCGACGGCCCTCGGCGGTCCGCTTGCTGGCCTTGCGGCAAAAACATTGTCCAACGTCCTGCTCGGCAACGAGACGGGATCAGAGGCCGACATTGCAAAAGCTTTGCAGGCGGCTACGCCGGATCAGCTTGCCGCCATCAAGCAAATTGACGCCGACTTCAAGACCCGTATGGCCGAGCTGGAAATTGATCTGGAGCGCATCAGCGCTGGTGATCGTGACAGCGCTCGCAAGCGGGAGATGTTCACGGGCGACCACACGCCTAAGATCTTGGCGGCAGCGATCACAGTCGGCTTCTTTGGCATTCTCTTCTGGATGTTCGTCTACGGCGTCCCCAAAAATGGCAATGAGGCCCTCTTGTTGATGCTTGGCGCTCTCCAGACTGCTTTCACAGGCGTGATCGCCTACTATTTCGGCTCGTCGGCCGGCTCAAAGGCCAAGAACGAACTTCTCAAGGGTGAAAAGTGATGGACTTCAAAGGCGCAGCTCGCAAGGTTACCCCCGAAGAGATCGACCAGATCGCGATTGACCTCAAGGTCGAGGTTGCGGCCTTTCGCGCTGTGATCGCGGTCGAGGCCGCAGGATCCGGCTTCGACAAGGCTGGCCGGCCAAAGGCCCTCTTCGAGCGCCACCACTTCTACAAGCACCTCAAGGACGCTCCGGGCTTGCAGGCCAACGCTGAATCTGAAGGGCTGGCGTATCCGAAGTGGGGCACGAAGCCCTACCCGAAGGGCTCCGACGCCGTCTATGGCGAGATCGAGCGGGCTTGCCTGATCGACGAAGAGGCGGCCCTCCTGTCCACTTCGTGGGGTCTGGGCCAGATCATGGGCTCAAACTTCAAGATGGCCGGGTGCTCGTCGGTTCAGGCCATGGTCGAAGAGGCCTGCGAATCGGAAGCGGGACAGCTTCGCCAGATGGCAGCCTTCATTAAATCCGCCGGCTTGCAGGACGAGCTGATGGCAAAAAACTGGGCCAAATTTGCCCGTGGCTATAACGGCCCCGGCTATGCCCAGAACGCATATGATGTTAAGCTCGCACAGGCTTATGAGAAGAACCTAAATGGCTGAGACCATGACCTTCTCCTCCCTCAAGGAGGACATGCGCAGATATCTGGAACGCGGGTTCACATTCGCGACCGACCAGATCGTCTTTGAGCAACTCCCGCGCCTGATCAATCTGGCCGAGCGGAGGATTGCGCGTGAACTGAAGGTCGAAGGTTTGATCAACGTGGTCACATCGACCATGCAGCCGGGTCTTGCGGTTTATCCTAAGCCCGACCGCTGGCGCTCAACCGTGTCGTTCAACTACGGCACAGGCGACCAGAACAATGACTACACGCAGCTTTTCGCCCGCTCTTACGAATACGTTCGTGAGTACTGGCCCGACCGCACGCAGACTGGCGCGCCGCTCTTTTACGCCGAGTATGATTACAACAACTGGATCGTCGCTCCCACGCCAGATGCCGCTTACCCGTTTGAGGTTCTGGTCTACCAGCTGCTGCCCCTGCTCGACGACACTAACCAGACCAACTGGCTTACCGATTACGCACCGCAGGTGCTCCTCTACGGTGCTCTGCTAGAAGCCACGCCGTTCTTGAAGAACGACGAGCGCATTCAGGTCTGGCAAGGAATGTATGACCGCGCCGCACAGGCGCTCAACGGCGAAGATTTGTCGAAGATCCTCGACCGCTCCGCTCGCCGCAAGGAGGTCTAAATGACAACCTATACCGACGTCTTTGGCGGCACGAACATCTACCCCTCCGATGTTTCGTACCTAGCCTTCAATCTCGCCGCTACAGACGTCATCCTTGCGTGGCCGCTGGAAACCAATTCCAACACCGACGCCTACGATTATGTTGCCGCGCGCATCATGAACGTGAACAGCACCGGCACGAGCCGCAAGGTCTTCTTGCCGGCCGCCAATCAGGCATCTGTCGGCGAATGCTTCTTGTTCAACAATGTGGGGAACACGAACTTCAGCGTCGTTAATTCGGTAGGAACTGTTGTCTGCAACGTCGGCGCTGGCCAGCTTTGGCAGGTCTACATGACCAGCAACAGCACGGCTGCTGGCGTCTGGTCTTCCTATCAGTTCGGCGCGACAACCTCGACGGCGAATGCTGGCGCGCTTGCAGGCCTTGGTCTGAAGGCGATCACGACAACGCTGAACCAAGCGATTGTTGTTTTCGCTCTGAACTCTGCCTACACGCTGAACACATCTGAGCGCGCCCACTTCATCAATTGGACTGGAGCAAGCGGTACTGTTTCATTCGCTGGAGCCGCAACACTTGGCTCAGACTGGTTCTGCTACATCCGCAACAGCGGATCGAGCAACCTCACCCTCGACCCAAGCTCGGCTGAACTGATCGACGGCGGCTCGACGCTTGTGATCGCGCCTGAAGATTCGTGCATGATCATCTGCGACGGCGTCGGTTTCTACACCGTCGGCCTGACGCAGACGTCCACGAGTGGATTTGACTATCTCGCAATCGACGTGTCAGGCACCGGCAATTATACGCTTTCCACGTTTGAGCTGGATCGCATTGCCTACAATCTGTTTGGCACGCTCACTGGCAACCGCAACATCATCGTGCCAGCCACGATCCAACAGTACTGGATCACGAACGCAACTTCAGGCGCGTTTACGCTGACTGTGAAAACCAGTGCGGGCACGGGCATTGCTGTCGCGCAGGGCGAAGCGGAAATCCTGTATTGCGACGGCACAAATGTTGTTCAGGCGCAGACAGGCGCTGGAATTGCAACGCCAATCCCTATCGCTGATGGCGGCACTGGCGCTACAACCGCTTCTGGCGCGCGCATCAATCTTGGTGGCACATCGACAGGCATTGCAGTCTTTACGGCTGCCAATGCCGCCGCTGGTCGCGCGGCTATTAGTGCAATAAGCACACAAGAAGCGACAGACATCTCAATTCAATATGCAGTGGCGCTCGGCTGATGGCACCATACATCATCAAATCACTGCCCGGCATCAAGCGAGACGGTACTCGCTTTGAAAACGGCTTCTATGTCGATGGGCAGTGGTGCAGGTTTCAGCGCGGCCTACCGCGCAAGATGTTTGGCTATCGTCGCATCAGCAACGAAATGCCAGAAATATCTCGTGGCTTGAGCGGGTTTAACCAGAACGGCTTGCTGTATCTGATGTCAGGCAGCAAAAGCTATCTGACGCAGTTTCAGGTTAACCAGAACGGCCTTGTCACCAATATCGCAGACAGGACGCCAACATCTTTTCCTGCCGATGACAGGAACCTTTGGACGTTCGACGTCACCTACGATTCCGTCGGCGTCACGCCGGGATCTTACATCTTCGCTCACCCCGGCTTGAACCTCGCACAGATCGACAGTGATGCGACATCCACGCTCTACTGGGGTCTCGTCAACGACACTGTTGACTTGATCGCAAACAGCGCACCCGCTGTGTCTGGCGGTGTTGTAAGCCTGTATCCATACACGTTTGTTTATGGCTCAGACGGTTTTGTGGCATGGAGCGTTGCCAACGATCCAGACGATTGGGTCGGCACAGGCGCTGGGTCAGCTTACGTTACGGCGCAAAAGATCGTGGCCGCACTGCCTTTGCGCGCTGGTCCCGGCAACGCACCGGCTGGCTTGTTCTGGTCCTTGGACAGTCTGATCCGCTGCACCTTTGTTGGTGGCACGGCTGTTTTCCAGTTCGACACAATCACAACGCAAAGCTCAATTCTGTCTTCGCAATCGCCCGTTGAATACGACGGCATTTTCTACTGGTGCGGCGTTGACCGCTTCCTGATGTTCAACGGCGTCGTGCGCGAAATTCCGAACCAGCTCAATCAGAACTGGTTCTTCGACAACCTCAACTATGCGCAGCGCCAGAAGGTCTTCGCCTACAAGGTGCCGCGCTTCGGCGAAATCTGGTGGTGTTATCCGCGTGGCAATGCCACCGAGTGCACACATGCCGTGATCTACAACGTGCGAGAGAATACTTGGTATGACACCGAGCTACCTAATAGTGGCCGCTCTGCCGCGAAATTCGTCACCGTCTACCAGTACCCGATCACAGCGGGCGTTGTCGAAGACGGCGGCTTCTACAAGCTTTGGCAGATGGAATTCGGTCTTGATGAAATTGATGGGACGCAAATAAATTCGATCCCGTCCTATTTCCAGACGGCCGACATATCTGCCGTTGCCGATCAGCAGCAGCCGAAAGCGCGCTCCCTGCGGGTCACCTACATCGAGCCTGACTTCATCCAGAGCGGGGAAATGACGTGTCAGGTCACTGGCCGAGCCAACGCCCGCTCGCCTGAAGTGACCAGCGACGAGCACGCTTTCCCGGCTCCGCAGGACGTGGTGACACCGGAAGAGCAGATCGTGTTCTTCAAAGAAACCCGGCGCGAAATGCGCTTTATCTTCAAATCCAATGTGGTTGGCGGCAACTACCAGATGGGTCAGTGCATCGCCCACATTGAAACCAGCGACGGGACGCTCCTCGGATGATCGACCCACGCGGCATGACAGTTACTGACTGGACCGATTCCATGGTCTATAGTCTCGAAAAATACGGGACGATTGGCCGTCTTGACGATCCAGAGAAGTGGCAAAATTGGGCTTTGGGTGTAGTATCGTTCTTCACAGTAGGAGCGCAGAACCCGCCAAATCCCATGAACTACAACGATTGGCAGGAATGGGCATTCGCCTTCACCCGTGCCGTTAACCTCCCCGGTGGCTGAGATGACGACTTACACTGCTGATTATCCCGCCAATTACCAGCCTTTGGCCAACGATGCCGCCGATTCGTCGTTTCGCGGCAACCCCATGTCGATGTTCTACGAAGGCGGCCGCGTCGGGACCAAGCCGGTGCGGGTCATCGTGCCGCGTGAGCCAGCCAATTATGCGAAGGGCGGCCTCGCCGCTGAAGCGCGCCGGGTGCGCGATGCAGGCGTCGGCGGCGACGAGCTGATCATCCACATCAACCGTCAGGAATTTGAGCAGCTCCGCAAGGAGTGGGGCGACCCCACGATCAACCCCCACACCGGCATGCCGCAGTTCACGCCCTTCTGGAAGCAGAAGTGGTTTGCCCCCGTTGCTGCCATTGCCAGCGCGGCGCTCATGGCCACTGGTATTGGCGCCCCGATTGGCGCGGCTCTTCTGCCCGCATCGGCGGCTGGCACCACGATTGCCGGCGCGGCGCTTCCCAGCGTCCTTGGCAATGCTCTTATCGGCGCGGGCGTCGGCGGCCTTACAGGCGGCACGAAAGGCGCTTTGCTGGGTGGCGCGCTCGGCGGCTTCGGCACCATTGGCGCTGGTGCGCTTGGTTCCACCGGCGCTGGCGTGACGGGCACAGGATCAGAAGGTTTTTCTGGTTGGTGGAGCCGCATGGGCACTGGTGACTACTTTGGGACGGCGCTCGCTGGTAAAGGTCTACCAGAAATTACCTCTGGTGCGGTCGGTCCCATCCCTCGCCCGACTGGCGCTGAAGCTGCCGCGCTCGGCATGACGACCGCCGCCCCAGAGGCCGCCGCTAAAGCGGCAGAGACTGGCATTCTGGCCAGCCTCGGCGGGGCAAAAACCGTCATCCCGGCCGCGCTTCTTGCGACCGCAGCTATGGGCGGCAAGCCGCAGGCTCTTCCTGATCAGGGTGGCGTGGCGGAATCGACCGATCCCAATCTTACCAAGCGCCTCGACATGGCTCCGCTGTTCCGCCCGCAACTCGCTGGGCCAGCAAACTACTATACCTATGGGTCCGGCGCTGAGAATGTCTTCTTTGGCGCGCCTGTAGAGACTGAAGCGCCGACCGTTAAGGCGGCCACTGGTGGCCCTCTGAGCCGCTTCGTGCAGGGTGGCGGCACTGGCCGTTCTGACAGCATTGACGCCCGCCTGTCCGATGGCGAGTACGTTATGGATGCAGAGACCGTGTCGATGCTTGGCGATGGATCTTCAAAGGCCGGGGCTCAACGCCTCGACCAGTTCCGTGCTAATATCCGCAAACAGAAGGGCCGCGAATTGGCCAAAGGCAAGTTCAGCCCGAATGCTAAACGCCCCGAGGAGTATGTCTGATGGCCTTCCTCAACTTCCTGACGCAAGGTCAGCCGCTGCCGTCCAAGACCTCGACGCTGACGACGTCTCAGGTTCCGCAGTATCTGTCTGACTATCTCTACAACTTGATGTCTGGCGCCTACAGCGCCGCTCAAGAAGAGTACAAGCCATACACCGGCCCTCGTCTGTCAGACTTTACTACCGACCAGCTTGCTGCCTTTGATGTCACGCGAGAGGCTGCGGATGCATATAAGCCGCAGCTTGAGGCTGCCGGCGAAACCGCAGAAACAGCCGCCGGCTTGAGCCCGACGGCAGCAGCGCAGCCTTATTTTGAACAGGCTGGCGAGACCCTTCCGGGCGTCGTCGGCGACTACATGAACCCGTACATTGAGAATGTCACCGAACGCATGGGTGACATTGCCGCTCGCCAGATCAAAGAAAAGCTGATGCCAGAACTCGGCGATCAGTTCATTCGCGCTGGTCAGTTCGGATCGACGCGCCAGCAAGAACTGGCGCAGCGTGGCGTTCGTGACATCTCGGAAAACCTTGCCAGCCAGATCGGCGCGCAGCTTGCGTCTGGTTACACGACCGCTGGACAGCAGGCGCAGGAAGATCTGCGTCGTCAGGCGTCGATTGGTCAGGCAGCAGGGCAAATTACCGGCACCGAAATGCAGAACCT